ATCGCTGTAATCGGCACAGGCTCCCCTGGGGAGCCTACAATCTGCACCACACCCGGGGGGTCGTCTTTGTAGTTGTGAGTGCCGGGAACACGTAGAACGCGTGCCCCGTCGGCGGGTACAGCCGGATCAATGACAAGGCCAGACAACATACAGACTGCCTTAAACCGCTCGGCAATCGGCTTCCACTCTTTGTACTCTATGGGGGACTGTAAGGGCCAGTAGGCGTGAATGCCCCGACCCGAATTAACTACCGTTGGGCGCGGTAGGCTATGATCTTTACAGAAAGTGCGCAGTGCGGACAGTGCGTCAACCTGCGTTGCATATGCCTTGGTTGGGCCGCAGTCTAGGTCAACAAAAAACGAGCGTAAATGGCTAACATTTTCTACCTTACGAGACTCGGCGGTCTTGAATGTGCCCAATGCAAAATAGGTGTCAAAGCCGTTCCCATCCAAAACAGCCGCACTGCCTGCCACAGCATCAATATCAGTGTATAACTTTTGTATTATCTTTTTATCAGATTGTCTATGCGCCCAAATGCAATAGTAACCACAATCCCCTAGCACTCCTCTTAGAAATGTATGTACGTCCATGCTGACTCGTAGGCAAATGGGGATAAAAAGGGGCGAGCAGTGCTCGCCCCGGCTTGCGTGCGGGTTACTTAGTCATCCCACTGGGCAAGCATCTTATCCAAGTCTGCCTTTTCTTCAACTGGCTCGGTCTGCTTTTTTGCAACTTTCTTCGGCTCGATAACTTCCTCTTCGACTACTGCAGGTGCAGGTGCAGGTGCAGGTGCAGGTGCAGGTGCAGGTGCAGGCTCCGCCTTCGGTGCGGCTTTGGTTTCTGCCTTCGGCGCTGCGAGCGCAGCCTTCTCGGGCATATTACCGTCAACTTGCGGCACCAGCATTGAGATCGCCTTGATCGTAGCCTCATCCTCGCGCATCGCTAGGGCCACCTTCAACTCATCTTCAGTCAAAGGCCGCACGGGCTTGAATACGAGCTTAGGTGTCGGGCTTGCCGTGTCAAAACGGATTTCCGTAACGATAGCAATGATCGGTGTGTTATGCGCTTTCAGGTGCCGACCGTAGGCTTGCAGCGGCATTTTGCCGTTTTCGGCGTCGCCGAATACTGACGTTGCCGGAAGGGCTAGCTGATAAACTTCTTTTTTATCCAACTCACCTTCGATCATGATCGCCGTGCGCTGCTGGAATCGGCACGCGCGGGACTCGCCCTGCCCAGAGCCCTTGATGTTCTGCTTACAGTCCATGCAGCGTAGGGCCTGCTTGGTCTCCTTGGGCACATCTGCATCGGGCACGCGGCTATCCGAGGACCAACATACCGGGCGCGGGGCTTCCCCTTCCACATAGGGCGAGTCGTAGTAGTTCCGGGATACGGGGGCCGCGTTGATAAACACGACGTTCATAGCACGCTCATCACTCGTACGCACTTCCTTACCACCGACAATCTCGCGGAACACGCCACCCTTGATACTCAGACGGCGCAGTCCACCCCCGCCACCCGCCAGCATGCCAGTCAGGTTATCTTCAAACCCGGTAAGCAGTTTAGACAAATTAGCCGGGGTACCGCCAAACAACGTCATTGCGTTAGACATAGGATCCTCTCTTAGATATCGTCATCAAGTGTTGCCGGAGCAGCAGCCGCAGCCGGCGCTGTAAAGTCCAACTCCAGTTGCACGGGGGGTGTTTCAACCGGGGCGACTTCAACCGGGGCGACTTCAACCGAAGCAGCCTTATTTGGAAACATCTTTTCTTTAATCAGGCCAATATTGAACCGATATACGCGCCCTAGCTGCACGTAAGTCTCAGATGGCAGGGTGCCCGCCTGCATCCAATTACGGATTGTTGAAACCGAGACATTGAAGTATTTGGCCACCTCATCAATTGTATGTAACTGCTGCTCCACTATTTTCTCCTTACGGTTATCGTGTATTCACTATCTACATTCAGGCCCGGAGGGGTTAGCTCCGGGTTATTTTCGATAAACTGCTTTATGTTGCCCTGGTGCAGGCGCTTCTCAAGCAGATCAGGAGCGTTGTTCTCGACGACAAACCGTCCCATAGAGTCCCAATCGTTGGTCCAATACCGGGTCGTCACCGACCGGTAAAACAGCCCTTCGACCGTGCGAACACTCTCGACGCTATGCTCTTTGCAGTGATCAAGCAGTAGATGCTTAACCTTGCCCATCTGCTCTTTGAGTGCTTTTTCTTCTGCGTCAAACGCCGCACGGATCTCACCGAGCTTAGCGTTCATCTTCAGATACACCTTCACCAACTTTTCAACCGGTACTTCCTGCTTTTGCTCGCTCACTGTATTCTCCCGCAGTGGTAGGGAATTTCATTGTAGTGCCTATAGCTGCCCTATTCAAGTAGCTTCTTGTACAAATCAACAATTTTTGTGTGTACGTCAATTTTATTATCTAGTAAGTTGTATATGTGTTTTTCTACGCCAGAGCCTTGTAACTGAACGATGGTTACGGGGTAGTGTTGCCCAGGCCGATGCACGCGAGCGTTTGCCTGCGCGTAGGTTTCTAGAGAAGCAGTCGGCCCCCACCAGACAACCGTGTCTGCCGCAGTAAGTGTCACGCCATGGGCTGCGGACTGGGGCTGTATTACCAAAATCCGAGGGTCGGTATCTTCTTGAAAGCGCCTAAATATATCGGTGCGTCTACCAACAGGTACTTCGCCGCTAATAACGTCATTAGTAATCCCATCCGCATTTAACCTCTCCGACAATATACGTATCGCGTTTTTGAATGGTACAAAGATAAGCACCTTGTTGCTTGTCTCATCGATGACCTCACGTAAAACCTTGTACCGCTCCCCCACATCAAATTGCAAAACCTCGCCTGTGTCGGAGTACACCGCCCCTTGGGATATCTGTAACAGCTTGCTCATATTGGCAGCTGCATTAACAGACGTGATCTCCTCCCCCGCCGCCTGGATGACCATGCGGTTTTTCATCGTGTTGTAGTACCGCTCTTGCTGCTTAGTCAGTGCGACGTACCGTTTTACGTACGTCATTGGGGGTAGGTCTAGGCATTCGGCCTTGGTGTACCGGATCGCAGGTTGAAGTACGTCGTACACGGTCTGGGTCGCAGTCTGCTTTGGGATCCACTTGAAGTTGGTCAGCTTGATCATGACCATATCGCGGAAGGAAGAAAAGAACTGCGGTACCCCCTTCGGATTAACAAGTTTAGCTAGCCCGTAAGCATCCAGTGGAGATTGTGCCGCCGGTGTACCCGTCAACATCCACAGCCAAGTGTCCGGCTTGACCAGCTTGTTAAGCACCTTCCAGCGCTTGGATTGTGCATTTTTGTAGTGGGTCGCTTCATCAATAACGATCAGGTCAAACCCCGCTGCCGCGATATCGTCGGCAACAATCTCGACCCCATCATAGTTGATGATGACAAACTCAGCAGGGCCGTTGATGATCTGCCGCCGCTTAGCCGCTGCCCCATAAGCAATGTCGACCGACCGGTGCATAGCAAACTTAAACAAATCTGCTCGCCACGCTGAGTCCATGATCGACAACGGGCAAACCACCAGCACACGCCGGATTCGGCCTAGCGTTAACAAGAAGTCTGACGCCCAGATAACTGAACCGGTCTTGCCCGTGCCCTGCTCGCTCAAGCAAAACGCCCGACGATGCATAGTCAGGAACGCCGCTGTGTCTTTTTGATGCTCAAAGGGCCGATGCTGCCCGGGCCAACCATACCGCCCCAGAATAGGGGAAGGTACGTTTTTAACTCTTAAGTTCTTTAATACTTGTGCTTCATCTACACCCCAACTTACAAGTACCTCGTTAGGGCCTACCGCTGTACTTTTTGGAATAACAGATGTCACCCGCGAGGGGTCTCGCAGGCGAAGTAGAAGCGCCTTGTTTTTTATGATTTCCAAAATTACCTACCCAAAAGCAATGCAGCGAAGTAGGGGTCTACCTCGCGTTAGTCACGCGACTAACATTAGCGCGGAACTGGTATCAGGTCAAGCAGGCTTCTTGCCGTTGCGGCTTCTATTTTTGCTCGGGGCTTCTAGCTGGTAGCCGTCGGCATTCGTGCCACCTTTAGACAACATCTTCTTGTGCGATACATCTTTACCCGTGCGGTCTACGCCCTTAGCATCTAAAGCACGGCGTGCCCGTTGCCGCTCCATGCGGTCGGGGAGTTCTTCTCGCTTCTTCTGCATCTCATACTCGTGCTTATAGGGCCGGGGGGATTTGGTGTACGGCATCATCCATTCCTTCCATTGTGCGGGCAGGCTAATACAACGCAATGCTTCTTACACAGCCCCGACGGACGCGGGTTCCATACGTTGTTTATATAGGCTGAACGCATACGCGTATAGTCTCGCATCCACTTTTGCCACAACTGTGGCTCGTCCGTCCTAGCGTAATCGGCCTTGACCAGGGACTTGGCCACGACAAACAACAGCGCCGCCTTGACCTTGACCACTTGTGGGAAGTGCTTGAACACGGCAAGCGCCATCAACTCCAGCTGCCCCTTGTCGGCATATTTCGCGCTCCTTCCGGTCTTGTAGTCCAGCACTCGGGCAATACCGTCCTCCTCGATGATGATCAGGTCAGCAATCCCACGCCACCACGCGTTGCGATCTTTTATATCACACGGGTGCAAGTCTGCTGTCAGCGCCATCTTGAATTCACAATACTTCTGCCCCGGGCGGCCCTTTAGATTATCAAGCGCACTCTTGGCAAACGAAAACTGCCCCGGCAACGGCTCGTCATCCCGAATGTATTTCTCAGCTGCTTCATGGAATGCCGTGCCGTACAGCAAGTGCTCCGCGTTATCATCTTCCTTAAAGTCACGGGCAACCCGCAGGTGGTAGTACTTCCTAGGGCACTGATCAAACGTTTTAAGCGATGAATACGACCACGCCGGGGCCTTATCAGACACGTTGGGTATCTCCAAACTTTATTTTGTCTAGGGTGCGTTGCACTAGCCGTTGCCGGTAGCGCTGCGTTATTTGCGTCCGAGTTTGCGGCTTCGGCTTGCGTACATCTGGGCCTGCACCTATTGAGAAGTATCGGATTGTGTGGCGGCCATAGACATCAACCCCCCATCCCGAAATATACACTGCTTTCTTTTTATGTAATGCGGTAACGTATTGCCGCACCGTGAGGATTGATAGCCCGGTCACTCGGGCTAACTCTAGGCACGTAATGTCTCCGTCCAAAAGCTTTCTAACCATCAATGCATAGAGCGCCGCCCCTACCTTCATGACTTACGCTTACCCCTAATTTGTTGTTGGTATTGTTTAATCGTCTCGGCAACGTTTGTCGCAGCAGCCGACGTAGGCCGAAACTTGCCATCAAGTATATATTTGCCGCGCGAACGAAGATATTGAATTGCCGCCGCGTGGCGATCCTCCATCGATTCCATGTTAGCAGTCTCCATAAGATTTACCTACACCAGACTCACAGCTTAACGGCAGCCCCTTTGCCCAGGCAGGGGCGGTGCGCATGCACTCTTCTACATAGAGCTTTGCTTCTTCTACTTCAACGTCACGTACCACGCAGGCAACCGCATCGTGTACTGTCAGCACAACTTTATACCGTTTCCCAATAAGTAGCATCTGTTCAGCAATGATACATCGGGCCAACCCCTGACATACATTTTCGATGACCTTGCCGCCGTAGATACGTGTGCGGCCCTTGCGGGTTGCGTAAGAGAATTCGATCCCCTTCTCCGACTCGACGTAACCCAAGTCGGTATATCGCATCAGCAGTCCGCTTGGGAACCGGATTGCCTGCTCGCTTGGCACAACCTCCAACACCCCAGGCCGCCCCAGCGGGGCCGATTCCTCTATTACAAGCGCACGCAGGACATTCTGTGCTTGCGCCCATATACGCTTAATCTGGTCATTGGTCCTACGATAGATATCCACGATACGCCGGGACTCATCAAGATCAATATCGGTACCAAAGACTTTAAGCTGATCCTTGAACTTCTGCGCCCCCATACCGTAACCGCACCCAAGCACTACGGATTTGCCTACAAACCGCTCCGCACTACTAATCTCATACTCGGGTTTGCCATAGATAGCACTGCCCATCTTTTTGTATACGTCTTTACCCTCGGCGAATGCGGTAACGAGGTCTTCTTGCCCTGCCAACCATGCCAACACCCGGGCTTCAATTTGCGCAGAATCGCAGTCGATGATGCTATGCCCCTCCGGGGCTTTGATAGACTTTTTAAGTTTATTGGCGTTATTGCCCCTACTCGGTAAGTTTTGCATATTAACTTTATCGTCACCACCAAACCTACCCGTGTGTGCAGCATAGTAACGAATGGGTATGGGCATCACCCCCCGGCTTGCGATTTCAATAAACCGTTGCGTACGGGTTTCTTCCAGCGTTGACTTGTTCCCAAGGCGCGCTGCTACAAGGGCTTGCACCCGCTCATCTGGATGCTCGGATAACGCCTTGAATGCTTCATCACTTTTGGCAAACGCGTACGTCTCTTTGCCCGTTGTCGGGCTTATCTTCATGGGTGGGACAACGCCTAGCGTTGTAAGTAGTTCTGCAAACTTCGGATTGCTCATCAACTCGGCTTTGTCCGCCCCACAGGAAACAAGTAAGGCTTCCTTACGCTCGCGCGTTTCGGCCAAGTGCTGCACGAGAAGATCTTTATCCAACTCAAGCACCGGCTCCAAGAACATCCGTAGCGTCTGATCTATGACGCGAAGCTCTTGCTTAGGGAAGGCACGGGCCATCCGGTTAAACAATCGGTAAGTCAATTCAACGTCGTTGACGCAGTAGTCCCCGTACCGGGACAGGTCTTCTTTGGTGAAATCGGCGCGGCGCTTGCCGATGGCTGCTAGAACTTCTGTGCCTTTCTCCCCCAGCTTGTATCGCTCGGCCAAGGCTCGCAACGATCCTCCCACCTCTACCCCATGAAGTGCGCGCCCCATGGATAGCGTATCAGCCCAGATCTTAGGCTTGACGCCAAAGTGCCAACTTAGAATGGCACCGTCAAAGAGGGTGTTGTGTGCCACCACCATCGAGTCCGCCCAGTTAAATCCTTGCATATACTTATGCAGTGCAGTGTGCGAACCACTCGCCCACTCGGTATCCCCGTCATTGATCTTGATGCCCAGGCCGATTACTTCAAACAACGGACTGCGAACGTATTCCTCGGTTGTAATCTTCGACAGGGAGTAGTCCTTGTCGTAGTAAGTTTCTAGGTCAATTGTAATTAGATCCATATTGCTGCCTCAACTTCTTTGAGTTTCTGCATGTAGTGCCTGCATTTGCCCACATCGTCTGAGTCTTTCTTGC